CCGATTCTTCATTCCCCTTGAATGGGAGAGAGATGCACTCTTTGAATCCGTAGTAGACCTCTATGGTTGTACCATATATACGGATTGCATAGATGGAACTTATGCGAACAGATAGAACAGACCCGTACGACACAAATTTTATGGTACTCATTCTTAACATATCTTGAGAATTAAGTATTTATCCATACAATGGAGACGTGCAAGCAGTGTAAGTTTTACAAACCTGGTCTATTCACAAAGCCAACATGCACAAGAATACCAAATATAGCCCTTAGAAGTGCAAAGGTTTCGTATTTCGAGATACCTGCAGCATTCAAGATTTGCAAAGGGTACTTTTTTGAGCACAAGGATTCAGACTTGTACAAGACGAAGGATGATTCTCTGTCTGGTGAATCATTTTTTTCTGAGGACACTATAAATGAGAAACACACGCCTTGAAAAGAGACTGAACGGGTCCAACTGGGCATACACTGGAAGCCTTGCTATGAAGATTCACGCCAACAGGCTCGGTATCAACTTTCCTGAGAACCGCGTCATAGGAAATATAAATATAGCAGCAAAAGAGCCTCTGTTGCTTGTTCCAAGTATAGCTCAGAATGGGTGGTATCTTTTGAATGCACCAGAGCGCAAGAGGACCAAGTTCGGACATCCGAACGGCAGAACACTTGATCTCTTTCCTGCAAATGGAAGACTTGCTCCAAATTTCTCTCATGTAAAAAAGTACAAAGGATACCCGCCTGTCATGAATCTAAAGTCACTCTTGAACCAGAAGAGGCTTGCAAACAATAACAGTGCAAAACTCGTCATTAATACAAAATTTTTAGAATTCCTTATGAAGCACAATAGTCCACGCAAGGCTTCACCTGTAAAGAAAAGACGAAACATAAATATGAAACCCAAAAGACTATTTTAACATTCATAGTCACGAAGAGCAAGCTCAGAGTATGGTTTGCTTGGAGGCTGCTTCTTTCGCATGTTTACAATTCGAACAGCTCTCGCATACTCTTCAACCTGATCCCATGCGACTTTACATTCAGTCGCATTATTGGGGATTTTGCATATAACGCGTGCAACTGCAATTTTCTGTGCAAGAATGTGCTCCATTATTAAATATGTATTTCTATATTTTTAAGCGATTACACTCGTCTATGACCGAGAGCCTAAGAAAAGATTCGCGTAACTTGCGCCCGAATACTCTACCCAGTCATTGACGGTAAAATTATCAAAATCGTAAGGAAGTTCGTATCCTTTCCACTCGTTCGGATGATCTACAGAGTCGATGGTGCTCATCATAATACGAACAAACTCATCTGGTGTGTGTACACCGCCCGGCTTAGCACCTATTCCGGTGTAGTAAATCATCATAATATATTATTAAAACCTTCCTCTTTAAAAATGGCTAGGAATTGTAAACCTTGAGAATTTTTTCCAAATACAAAATTGAATCCATATGTTCTTCTTGTGCGTGTTTAATCCAATCAGAAATATTTAAATCGGTTCTATCCAAATCTGTTCCATATTTTTCTTTTCCCATCTTAGCTCTCTGCTCAAATTTGTTTATCACCGAAGTAACAATAGAATCCATTTAATAATTAAAAGACCTTTTTCTTTAAAGTTTTTCGATTCTGGTGGGGAAAAGGCTATCCAATTGATCCACAGAACCTATACCTCTAAAAGGTTCTGGCTGACACCGGCGGGCTATTTTAAAAAAAAGTTTGATAAAATTAAATGACATCTCCTCAGGTCGGATTTAAACAGATACTCGCGGCAAAACGCGTTGTTCGTAGATCTATGGCGAAACGCGCTGCCCGTAAATATACCCATGTATGGGATCAGGTAATAAAAGAAGCGATGGGCGTGGTTCCAAAAACAAATCAGATCCCACCTAATTTTAAAGGAACTCAGAATGAAAAATTCAGACGTGCTCTTTTATATAAGAACAGACTTGTGAATTATGCATTGAAACACCCAAGAAGTTACTATGGTCCATTGTACAGAGGTATAAGAGGCTGGGAACTGAATAAATACCTAAAAGGTGAGATAATAAATAAAAATACATTAACCTCATTTTCAAAACGGAAAAACGTAGCTAAAAGTTTTGCAGTTAAAACAAAAAATACTAATAAAAAAGTTATACTCGTATTGAAACCAAATAAACGTATACCATCTATAAATTTTACAACTGGTAAATTTCAATCAGAATATGCACCGGGTGGTAGTAAATTTACCAACGGCGATCTTAACGAACGAGAGGTGTTGTTACCACCTGGTAGATTTACGGTTAAAAACGCACGACGCGCCAAAAATGTCATAGAAGTATTTGTATCGTTCAATGCGCGTAATTACGTTCCTCCAAAACCAAAACCACCAAAATTCAACTTTCCAAAAAATCTTTAAATTTATCGCTTAGAATGATATCCGATTATGTTTTTTCTTAATTTTGTTGTATTACGCGTGAAAAAGTTTCGATTCTGGTGGGGATCGAACCCACAACCTCTCGCTTAGAAGGCGAGTGCTCTATCCGATTGAGCCACAGAACCTATTAAAAAGGAAATTTTTCAGTATAGTAAGAATGCCCCGTCTTGACAAGGACATTTTTGATAATCTTACAAACATCACAGCATACCCAACAACAGATGGTAAATTTACAGTATTCCAATATTGTTGGATTGATGAGAGGGATATCTTCTATGTCCCACGAGAGCGTATAATTCACCAGTACAAGTACCCTCTGAAGACCGGCGCAGATGGTGCTTGTGGTACTTTAGACCCGGATATGGAAGAGGAGTTTGATGTAGTTGTCATAACAGACATAAAATGGGATTCTGCACAAATGAAACCTGTCCGTGAAGCAAGTGCCTGGCGAGCGAAAAGAGAAGAAGACGTAGAAGCAGGGAAATTTTAATCTCATGCGAATGGACATTTGGAGAAATGCAATTAAATATTTTCTACTTACATTTTTTTAGACCAATTTTACACAATACTTTATTAATTTGTGTGATTTCATCGAATGTAAAAGGAGGTGCTCCTCCAAAACTTTTCAACCAAGTATCAATAAATTTGTTTTTTTCCAGAATTATATCATTATTATATTTCCAACTAGTCATTTCATCTCCAAATATATCAGGCCACCCTTTTCCTACGTTTATACCTAATCTCACTGATTTATACCATGACTCTGGTACTTCATGTGAAAACTTGTACAATATACCACCTTCAGCAATACGTTCAGGTTCAAATTTTGTCGTACATGTATCAAGTGTTTCACATAGTTCAATGAAATCGTTTTTTGTTATGTCTTTTGTAGAAAAATATGTAAACCCTTCTCCGTAAGTTGCAGGGAATATTGGAGAGTTAGGAACATGATATCGTATATCAGGTTTTAATTCAGTAAATTCATCGATACTATCTATTATAGTATCGATTTCCCTTTTCATATCTTTCACATTACCTTGAAACCATTCGGTACCTTTCATAAGATTGAAACATAGCACGAAAACATCCTTGATATTTTTTTCAATCGAATTGAGCATATACTCATTTACTTTCCAAGTATTGTAAACTACGGTTCCCTTAGAGTATGCCCGAAAACGTTTTAATTTCCTAGTATCTCCACCTGTCTGTACAGTTCTACCAATTTTATATATATTTGTACCTATATATTCCCCGTCTTGTAAGAGATATATATAAGCCATTAAATATATTATATTCTATTATTTTAAATGCTTCTTCTATGTGAAAAACTCTGTGATTTTTACACTTTTGTATTTGAATAATCATATGTATAAACCCGAGATACATATGATTATTAAGGAAACGCCGGGGATCGAACCCGAACTGCAGGCTTAGAAGGCCTGAGTGCTATCCATTACACTACGAATCCTGTTAGAGAGGACTTCTCTAAAAGGATCCGCATCAAAAGCCGAGGCTTTGTTTGACACCGGCGGGATTTGAACCCGCGCGTGAATAACACAGAAGATCTTAAGTCTTCCTCCTTGGACCAAACTCGGACACAGTGTCTTGTTCCCGGCGGGGTTCGAACCCGCGACCTTCGGCTCATAAGACCAACGCTCTAACCAACTGAGCTACGGGAACTGATTGAAATCTTTTACCCAAAGATCTCATGAAGGGCAGTGGATGGCTAATCCTCTGAATCTTCGCTAAGAGATTCGAACTCTTGACCTGTGGATCTACAGTCCAATGCTCTACCAACTGAGCTAAGCGAAGATGGTGAAGTCAAGAGACTTCGCGCTCGCGACAGGGATCGAACCTGTGACCTCACGGTGATCTGGACAAAGGCATGCCTTTGGACTAACAGCCGTGCGCTCTAACCGACTGAGCTACGCGAGCTTCTGGGGTGATGGTGCTACCCAATATTATAATGTTGTAAGTCTTTAGGTATGTCAAGCACGAAGAGAGAGGTGATGATGACTTCAGACGAATTGTATGTGTCACTCGCACACGGCGGTTACGAAACGAGTAATGTGCGCCCTTATGTCATTCCAGACAATTTATATGTTGTGTACGTTTCAAAGGCGTCAAGATATCTTGCACAGACAGTCATAGACTCTGATTTCTATCGGTACTTTGGAAGTGTACCATTGGTTAAGAATTCTATACGAGATGCTCGGTCATGGAAGCCATCTGTACTTGATGGTATGTTCCAGAGGGTATATGGTCCAGGGGATGTAATAGCAAATATATTGTTACAATACAGGGATCCAGAATGGCCAGGAATGGGCATACATAGACTTCCTATCCAACCAAACCAATTGAGGGTGATCCCAGGAGATTTCCACAACAGGACTATGCACATATCAGATGTACTATCATCTACAACGTATCCAACTCCGACTATAGTGTTTTTTGTAAATTGCAGAGCAACTACAAACACACCATCCAACTACATGAGACAGAACATAAACTACAATTTCGGTGGAGGAACTCTGGAAAATAAGCTCATACTTCAAAATATCATTTCAAGTCGGATGAACAAGAGGCGCAGAGGAAACAATGTGAACTTTATGAACATAAACATGAACGCAATGAACGTGAATAGACGCCGTATACGAAGAATACGAAACAGGATGAATATAAACTAGTCTACATTCGGGGCTAGATAAAATTTCAAATCCCCAAGGTTGGCCACGCAGTACCTCAATATAATTGGCATGTCCTGCCCTTGAAATATCTCGAGGCTCTGTGACATGTTCGTAGCCTTTGTAAACATGTTGATGTACTTTAATGAAAATACATTCACAATGTCCCCATCAAACTCTTGGACACTTATGATTGTCTTTTGGTTTGCAAAGTCACCGTCGCAATACAGTTCGAAATCTGAACCATGTCTGTGAACCGTAACATACTGTGACAGTTGACCCATGTCCCTGCAGATTTTTTGAAATTCTGCCGATTGAACAATAGTCACGTTATCAAGCTCTATGTCTGGCACATCAAGACCTTCATCGTTTATGTCGAGTAATTTAAGTTCGTGTATTGTAGTCATCTTCTTCGAGTCATTGTGTACAGTCACCTTGATATTTTCATTATCTGTGAGATCCATCACCATAATGTCAGCCCCTGTGATGGATTTCAGAATCTTGTATGTATTGCTTATGTTGACTCCGGCCACTATCCGTTTGGCACAGGAGTACTCTTCAAAGTTTTTCCCCTCCAAAAATACATTTACGAGTGCAACCCTCGCAGAATCGAGTGCAAGTATTCGTATTCCGTCTGGTTGAAATATCATATTCACATCGTTGAGTATATCTTTGAGAACCTCAAAGATGCTCTTTATTGCACTCGCCTGTATAGTTTTGAAGTGCATTTATTAGAATAGACTATTTCTGTTTAACCTCTGCATATGCATCCTGAACACTCCTTGAGATTTTAGCCTCTAGATCGGGTGTCATGTTTGGTTTGAGGGATTTACCATATTCGTCAAACAGAAACATATCATCTGAGTCATCTGTAAAGTCAAGATTGGACATTCTGCATCGTGGTCCTGAGCACTCCACCTCTGGTGGTGGTATCATCTGCTGCAGGTATCCCTTGATGTCACCTCCTATGATGATATTACCCTGAGACGTTACAATTGATGGAACCCTTGTCACACCTTTGGGGATCCCCTTTCTGATGTCATGGAACCCTACTATTCTACCAAGCACTGGTGTATCATTGATATATTGTATGACATCAGCACAAAATTTACAGTTTTCAGAGTAGACGAGAGTCGCCATTATCGGTTTCAGCGAAAAAAAGAAACCTAATATAAATGTGGTGGATACTAATTTTACTTCTACTCGTGTTTGTGTTTCTCACGGTTTTTGAGAAAAAGTCGACTCAAAAAAGAGGGTACTCTGATGAATCTGTGGATGGTATCCTGATTCAGAAGGTGCTCCTCGCCACAAAGAAACAGTTACCACCTGGGTACGAGCCCATAGATACGGTATATGTTAACAGATCCTCTGATGGTACAGTCAGTGCCAGATTTCTGTTCCTGAATCTTGGAAAATACAGTGGAACACAGTACGATGTAACTGCAAACATGAATGCTGACGGTACAGTCACAATTCAATCCATCGACACAAGCGTACCAAGTGAACTCGAAGCAGCCTACAAACCATTCCTGCCGGATCAGGCGTTTGCGCAATACCAACCCATAAAATCAAGTGACTTTAAGTAGGATGTTCTCGGTGAAGGATATCAGTATCATGAAACAGCAGAAACTCAATGTAAAAAAGGAGACGTTCAGGGTGATACTGAAGCAGTTTACTCTGAAGATTAAGAATATTGTTCAGCGTGGTGGATCAGATGCCATTTTGAAATTGCCAAATTTTGTAATCGGTTACCCACCATTTGATAGTGCATATGCTACAAAGTACATTGCGAGACAGCTCACACGACTGGGATACAATGTGAGTGTTCCTATGATTGGTACCCTGTATGTAACATGGACTACTCAAAAGGTGAAGACCCCCATGTGGAACTCTGACCCTCAAGAAGACCTGAGTTCGTTACTTTATTTAAAAGACGCTGCGAAGAAGATTAGGCAAAAAAAGTAATTACACAGAGTAGATGGAGGTTCTTGTGGAAGCCAAACGCGAGTACACTGATCAGCTGTGCGAATACGTTCTACCTGTAGTCATTCAGACACTTGCAAAGATTTATCAAGATGCTCAAGAGATAAACCCCGGTGACACAATGAAGCAATTCCAAATCCTGTTGCAGGAGGTGAAGCACTGGAACCAGACACTCGTGAAGGAGCACACTGATGTTGCAATGAAAACCTGTCCTTGTTTCACTGAGCTTCTTGCTGCCGTCATGGTTGCAAATGTCAAAATTCTGTCATCAGTAAGACTAGTGTCGGAACAGAAGAAGATTTCTATTCGGATGCCAAGCAATGAACTCTTTGTGCATTCATGCTACATCAACTGTGCAAGAAACGTGTACTACGATCCAGTAGTATTCAAGTCGAATGCGAGTGATGCAGAGAAAGAATTCCTTCTGAAAGCACGTCTCAAGCCTTGTATCGAGATTACCATAAAGGAGCTTGTACCTATTCAGCAGATCCTGACCACCTATATAGGTTCTCAGAACGAGCCAACCATGGATATAGGAAATACAGAAGAGGATGCACTCGATCCTGACGTGGAGGAGGATACACCAGAGGTACCTCCAGAGGCTCCAGTTGAAGAGTCTTTTTTTGACGAGGAAAAAACATCAGATGAGAGTAAATGGATAAACTCCGGGAACCAGCCTATGCCGCAGCAGCAGCAGCCATCATTACAGTCGTCTACATCTGGGGAAAATCCAGGATCAACGGAGATGATGACAGCACCACAAATTCCTCCTTCATCAAGCCAGCCTTCCTCAACGCAGTAATGGTATATTTTATAGTGCAACTTGGTTCATCTACGGGGGGGCAGATGAGCACCGAACCTTTTTGAAGACCAATTAGTAAATGGAGGCACTGAAAGACGGTCTCGACTTTGGGAATGACAATGAAAAGTCATTTCTGTCAATCGGAATACGATCTTTTGCTCTTTTGATACCTGGCATGATACTCGGTCATCTCATGGATAAGTATATTAATAAATTGAAGCAAGCGGACAAAGGAGGTCACGTAATAAAATATGTACTTTTACAGTCGATTGCAAACATAGCAATTATAACAATTCTTCACAAGCTTCATCACCGATATACGTCAGAGTTTCAGAGAACACTGCCAGGTCTTTACTTCAGCGGTCTATTTTTCGGACTACAGGTTAACTATATCAGGAATATCCAGGAATTGCTAGGTGGCAACTCTTAATCGCTGCAGGTCCCGTATGTCAACTTCTTTTTATACTGGGAATTACAGTCTTTCTGAATAATTCCAGAAATGACAGACAGAACAGATGACGCAATGAGAATGAGGGCAAGTTTCTCCTTGAGGCCGAAGATTATGTAAATCATAACAGCGCAAAAGATGGGGGTGATGATATTCACAAGGCAGGGCATGTCTAGAGATTACAGAGATTATATTCACAGGAGCCATGGCAACCATTGCAACCTTCAATGAGATGATGGAGCAGTTTCTGACAGAGCTTATTCAGACTTTTCCAGATGAAAAGGCGATTAAAAAGTATTTTGTGGCATTTGATATGGCTCGCAAATCAAATGCACGCATGTGTATGCAGGAGTTTATGAATTCTATTGGTCCGTATTCTCAGCAGATTATGGCTCGTGATGAGAGCTTCTTCATTGAGCACAACGATGAGATTCCATTTGTAAATGAGCTCAACCTGAAGACGCACTGGAATGAGGATCTCTCTGAGAATACAAAGAATGCCATCTGGCAGTACCTTCAGACTCTGTACCTGATGGGTATGACTATTAGCTCTCTGCCAGAGGAGACGCTTACTATGATTGAGACTGTTGCTAAGCAGTGTGCAATGAACCTCGGCGAGGGTGGTCTCAATGAACAGGCTCTCCTCTCTGGAATGTCAGGCTTGATGAGTACACTTGGTGCAGTAGCCTCTACCAAAAAATCAAAGAGAAGTATAAATGGACCGGGTCTGGTTTGAAGATCCTTCTCAGTTGATCAAGTCTGATTCAGTGATGAAATTTTGGCCGACTGGATCTCAGACGAGCGCAGAGCGTGTAAATTCTACAACTCGATTTGTTGTCTATGCTACGTGTATTCTGTACCTGCTAAACCGTGATCTCAGAGTATTTCTGCTTGCAGGTATACTTTTGGCCGTCTTGTACATTATGTGGATTTCAAACATGGTACCCAATGACTTTAGATCACCTACAGGGCCTGGTAAGTGTCTCGATCCTACTTTAGATAACCCTATGCAGAATATTCTGCCAGGAGATCCAGATGGTCGTCCAGGGCCGTGTTGGTACCCTGACGTGAAATCCAAAGTGGATGCTCAGTTTGACCAAATCTTTCCACATTATCAGAAACGTTCAGCCCAGCGTAATTGGTACAGTGCTCCAGTGAATGATCTTGAGCCATTTAAAGAGGCTCTGAATCCTGATCTGTACGAGCCCACCTGCAGAGACTCGCAGAGAGCATGCAGTGATTTCAGAAATCCAGAGTGGGCACAGATGAGAACGTTTGGCTAAATTCTCTGCTGTAATTAACTATGAATCACGCTTCAGTCGAGATGCTTGTTATGGGTGATGATGCACTGAGACCACAAGATACAACTGCATTCAAGAAGAATTGGCAGCAGTACACATTCGACTTTCCCAATAGTCATATTAGTGCACCACCTCCAATGTTTTCCAATGAGGTTTTCCCAGTCAGCACACGAGCTGATATTGAGAACCAACTCTTCAGTCAGAGGTACGGAGTTTCTTTTTCAGGCTAAATGTAAATGGATCCACTGTCCCTGCTTGCAATTGTAGGTCTTGCATTTGCAGGAAAAAAGTTTAGTGATGAACCGTCAGATACGGTAGAGGTTTCACCAGCCCCCCGTGTAATTATGAATGATTCTGTGAATCGGGTTGTGAATGGATATACAGGAACGTATCAGAAATCAGACCCAATCGCCGGAGTTTTAAAACCAGGAAAGGAAATTCAGGGAAACTTTGGTGAGATTTCAACAGATGGTACCAAGCCAGTGTTTGGACAGCCAGTATACGACCTGTACAATAGGCAGACTATAAGCAGCAAAATGAACAATCTTGCACCAGATGAGAAGCAGCTGGTTGGGCCTGGTCTCGGCGTAGGTGCAAATGTAGCTTCCTTCGGAGGGTACCAGCAGATGTTCAGGGTTCTGCCAACAAATACGAATGTGCAGAGACTCACTCAGTTACCTGGTAAGGCTGGTGGACCTGCCCGCCTCGTAAAGAACGGTCCGGACAATCTCGAAAAGACTGTTCTTACTCAGGATAGGCCAAACAGAGTAATCACGTGGGAGCCTGCACAGGGCAGGGCTGTTGTTACAGGGCAGGAGTCTGCAGCTGCTCAGTATGTCAAGGGATCCCAACAGACCCTGAAGGACCAGCTGGTTGTAAGATCAGACAATGATGGACTTGGAAATCCTCAGTACACTGGGTTCGGCGCTGGTCATGTGATTGCACCCAAGGATCTCAGATCTGTTCAGAGGACATCTGGTCCAGATATAGTCGGAGGTGCAGGAAGAATGAATGTAAGAGCCGGTCCAGATGCAGCACTTGGGGGTGTCACAAAGCAGAGGGCTCCTCCACAGTCAGAGTACATAAATCACGCAAATGGCGTATTTACACAAAAATATATAGTTCCGGAGTACACAAATTTCAATCCATTTAAAGAGACTGTAACTCCCAACCAAGATTTGAATCTTGCAAAAACACAGCTTCAATCAAATCCATTTAATCATCCGCTCTCTGCTTAAAATGATTTTCTCGCAAATCAGTAAATGTCAGGTGGTCTTGTACAACTTGTGGCCCTTGGAGCTCAGGACGCGTACCTTACTGGTGACCCGAAGGTTTCCTTCTTCCGGTCAAACTATCAGAGACACACGCACTTTTCAGGCGTGACTGATAGACAGCTTATTCAAGGTGTCCCGACTGCAGGCGGTATTTCCACCATTCGATTCGAGAGAAAGGGTGATCTTCTGAGCTATGTATACCTGAATGCACTTGGTTCGACTGGCGCCGTTCAGAAGATTGCATGGAAGACAATAATAGACAAGGTTGAGCTGCTTATTGGCGGACAGGTGGTTGATACACAGGATTTTGCATTCATGGATAAGATTGACCCTGTTCTCCTGTCAAGCTCCTGGTCAAAGAGATACAATGGTGACAACCTGGAGACTTATTTCTTCCCACTCAAATTCTTCTTCTGCAAGGATTGGCAGAATGCACTCCCGCTGGTAGCCCTGCAGTACCACGATGTAGAGATTCGTATTACATGGAGCAAAGATCTTCGCACAGAAGACGCTGTCGGCTCGGTTCCACTGGTAAAAGGAACTGCACTGCAGTACCAGGCGTATGCCAGATACATCTTCCTTGACAAGGCGGAGAGAGAGTACTTTTCCAAGTCCAACATGGACATTATCATCGAGCAGGTTCAGCGTGTGCTTCTGCCCCCAGCTGGTCAGGACAAGGCGGAGATTGTTCTCAGTCACCCAGTCAAGTTCATCGCAGCATCCAATGTTATTCAGACCAACTTTTCAAATGTATCAGTGAAGCAGCAGATTAACGGTGTTGACGTGGCTGACTTCAGACCACTTCCACTGTACGTCGATCCTATCCAGTATTACCACACCTCATACGGGTACATTGGTTCAGGATCAGGATTCGACACCAACCAGTCAAACGTTATGATTGTTCCATTCTGTCTGGATACATGCAAACTGCAGCCAACTGGTACTATGAACTTTTCACGAATTGACTCTTACCGTCTGCTGGTAAGTGGTCTGCTTGACACTGGTGTGAGCGCAACATGGGACAAGGTTATCGACTCTGACTTTTCCAGCTACTTCTACGCAGTAAACTACAACATCCTAAGAATTCAAAATGGCATGGGATCTCTTTTGTATGCCAATTAAAAATGGTTCCGCAATGGGTATGGCTTGGTTTTCTTGCAGCATTTATATTCCTCATCACTGCGAGGCCAGGAGCGCTCACTAAAATATAGTAAATAGTAAGGATAATGGATCGCCACAAGGCTATAGCAATTGTAACCTCAGGCTCTCAATTTTTAATTGTAAAGGATCGAAGGTTCAACGAATGGACGTTCGTGACTGGCGGATGCAGAAAACGTGAAGTTATAAATCCTCTGAGGTGTGCAGTCAGGGAACTTGAGGAGGAGACAAGGGGTATAGTGAACATAACTCATGGTACATATTCATACTTCAACTTTGTAACTGATCAGGGCTTGGTATATCATGTATACATCATAGATGCAACATTTGATAGGGATCAGATGGATGCAATAATAAAAAATTTTGACGAAGAACGCCACAAGATGGACACAAATCAGACTGAATTTAGAAAGCCCTACGACGAAAACACGCATCTCGATTTCGACACCCTCGAAGGGATCAAACAGAGAAATGTTTGGCCTTTGATAGGAAATCACGTCTTGGACAACCCTGAATTCTACAGGGCCCTCCAAGCAAATAGACAGACATTCTCGTTGGTGAGATACTAAACAGGTTATTATTTTCTATGTTAAGATACAATGAAGAACAAGGCGTACTTTATCAAAAATCTGGCCAGAATAAAAGGTTTACCAGAGGATGATCCTTGGATAACATCTTTTCACGATCGTCAGATTCTTGATATCCTTATTGCAATAAAAGAGGCGAGAGAGCCTCAAAAACCCATCGTCTCTTACGAATCAGATGACCTGTGGGACCGTGTTACAAACGGAACAATCTAGAAATATATACGCAGTATATAGTAATGGGAAAAGTCACGCACGTGGTCATGACAGGTGGTACTCTCGAGATTTCTGATGAAAAGGAATTCCATGGGAGGTATATTCAGAGAATACTCACGGGATCAAGGCAACATATAGTAGAATTGAAGACGGAGAAGTTCAAGTTTTACATTGATTTTGACCTGAAACTCGATGAAAAATTGTCGGATGAAGAGGCGGTACAACTTTTCAGAGGGTGGGAATCAGTTGTGCAGGGACCAGTATACGTTGCAAAAGCCCCCGTGAGAATCGTAGAAGGAAAGTGGAAATGTGGGTTTCATCTGATATGGCCAGACAGAGTAGTGACAAAACAGACATATACAAAGCTCCGAAATAGTATAGTCATCAAGTCTCCAGAATACTCTGATTTTATAGACTCTCCTTCAAGTGGTCTTCGAATGTTATGGTCACATAAGCATCCGGTGGGTAAACCATATGCACCATTTATACGTATACACAATGGATCAGTGTCGCATCTCGATACATCCCCAAATACTCAGATGCTCGAAAAATTCACTATACGTTCTGCAGAGTGTGAAACCGCAACTGTATCATCGTCTACTGATTTACTCGAGCAGTTTATCCGTAAAAATATAAAGGGGCAAGGTGCTTGCAACGTAAAAAAGCTCGTCTCTCACAAGCAGGGTACAATCGTACAAACAGATTCTTCATACTGTGAAAACTTGGGAGATGTTCACAGATCGAACCACATATGGTTTATGATTAAGAACAACCTCATATCACAGAGATGTCACTGTAAATGTGACGTCACACGAAAGTCTGGTAAAAAATGCAAAGACTTTGTTGGAAAGTCACACATACTTCCCCCGAGTATTCTTGAAGAACTTGATCCGGTCAGTGTGGATGATCAGGACGAAACTAATATTCTTGCCATGTTCTAAATGCCTATTCAGTCTCAGACAAAAGGTTCTGGAATGATGTACATTGTGATTGCATTCATCCTGATATCATCTGCTCTCGGAGGAGCCTACTGGTACTTTGTCATGAATAAACCAAATGCTACACTCTCAGTGAGTCCCAAGGAAAACGAGGTGGCGATTACACTATCAGAGTATGACAAGCCAGCGTATATAATAATAAAGAGCGGTACAACTATTACACACGGAACGTACGTTTCAGGGAAGCAAGCAACCATCTCAGGGCTCTCAAAGGATACCGAATATACAGTGTATGTAATGTCAGAAAACTTTGAGAATTTACTGGCAGAAACGAAATTCAAAACGTCAGGTACGACTGTCAAGTCACCAGACGGCCCCAGTGGTCCCAGTGGACCAAGTGGACCAAGTGGACCAAGTGGTCCCAGTGGTCCCAGTGGCCCCAGTCAGGCAATCAGTCCCAGTCAGGCAATCAGTCCCAGTCAGGCAATCAGTCCCAGTCAGGCCCCTGGACCGAGCCGGGTCCCCGGTCCCCAGTAATTTCTATGTAAATTAAAGGATGTTTCTGGCTGTTTTGGCGATGATACTCATTTTCTTATGGTTTGGGATGAAAAAACAATCGAAACCCATTTCCTTCGAAGATCTTAGATCAAAAGTGCACAAATACTCCGGATTGGATCCAGAGTCGTACGGAATGTTTGACGAAAACATGACAATGTTCGAGCAGACGAAACACTCAGGATATCTATATACTGCAGTGGAGTATGTTCGCAGAATAGGTCTTTCAATAATCAATTCTGATGATGGCCACATTACAGCAGAGTTGAATACCGTTGCAGATGAGATTGGTTATCGAGGAGAATTCTTGATAAACAAGCCTCACAAATACTTAAACAATAAACTTGACTATTCAATAGAAGATGTCGACTTATACGACCCGTTCTGGGCGCGCCGTGAAGCAGCCAGAGAGATACGAACCAACCGAAGAGGTTGAAGACGACTATTCTGACCATGAAGACCTGCATGAATCAGATGTATCGTCTGAGATTTCATATGACGAAGAATCAGAGGACGATGACGATGAAGGATCGATAAAAGACTTCATAGCTGACGAAGACGAGACTACGGACTCAGACGACGAATAACATCCAAATCATAACTTTCAACATCCCCTGAGTCCCCAGGAGGACCAGTTGTATTTATGGGTGTCGTGAAATCAATCATCAGATTTGAAATGGTGTCGTTTGTCAAGAGTCGTTTGTAGACGTCGGATGCAAGGTAGTACTCTTGTTCCTCAGGCGGATTCCGAATCTTTAAAATGAAATATATAAGTGCAACCGCGACACATATTACGATTACTCCGAGTAACATTCTATTGTGTGTCGATGTTTTTTCCCTTTGCCTGCTCAAAGATGGCATCCTTCCGCTTCTTCTCATCTGATGCGACCCGCTCATTCACCATCTCGATAATCTCCTCAATTGGCTTGTCTGGGAATTGCACCTTGAAATCCTCGAGCAGGTCTGCTGGGTGAGCCTGTGGTGGTACATCTGGCTTTGAGTAGTACTTTGAATTCTCGTCCCCTGGCTCGATGAATGGCATACTACTTCCCTCGAGAGGCTTTGAAACCAACTCCTGCTTTCTCTTCTCGAACATTGCAGCAGCCGAACGCTGAGACTCTTTGTACTTTGACATAATCTCCTCAAGTTTCTCCTCTTGGTAATGTACATCCTCGATCATGTTACGATCTGGAGGAATTAGTAGCCACTGGTACATATCAACTACATAAATGTCAAATTTCCCGTCAATCTTCTGAAGATCCTTTGCGTGCTTTGCTGCATCGTCCTTCGTAGCAAACGTTCCATAAATTTTAAGCCCGAAATTATCGTGCTTCTGAGGGCTCTCGGGTCCAACAACTGAAATAAGGGCATAATTCTGTCCTGGTACAGCCGCCATTTCAGACCTATAGAATAGAGACGCCTATCTTTTAGGTCTGATGATGAATCTGAGGAGAAGTCATAATATGATGAAGATGGAGTTTTTACAATCTCTCTTCCTTGTTCCTGGTGCGAGGATTCTTGACGTTGGATGTGGGTTTGGTGGAGACTTTCACAAATGGAGCCGTCTGAGATTCAATTTCATAGGTGTAGACCCTTTGCAGACTTCTCTCGATGAAGCGCGTAGAAGATTCCCATGGGCATCTCTGATTCATGGAACAATAGAAGACGTCCCTAAGGATCTGAAGTTCGAATGCGTTTGTTTCAACTTTTCCCTCCAATATTGCAAACCGAGAATGAAGGAGACCCTCGAGGCTGCTCATTCCCTGCTTGTTCAGGATGGAATATTAGTAGGCGTAGTTCCAGATGGAGATCTGATCACACCAGACTCTGAATTCTGTACACTGAACTCTGACGGGACTCTTACCATGTATATCCCTGGTGTCCCGTATTATGAGATGTATGGTGCAGTCACCGAGCCCATCATAACACTGAAAGATGTCAAAGAATCGCCCCTGTTTACGGTGAAACAGTGGAAACAGTGTTATCCTGGGAGTATTTATTCTATGTTTATTCTTAGGAAATGTGGGTGATAGTACTCGCGTGCATATGTATATGGCTCTTGCTGACACAGGTCAAAGAAGACCCTGTAATGACTGAGATTCGCAGACGTTACACAATTCTCAGGGAAAACATCCCAGATAAATATGCTGTACTCAGGAGGCAGGCTATCGTGATAGGGTACCATAAAAACTCTGGGATAGACCTCGGTCTCAATGTAAACAAAGGGTATGAGATACATCTGTGTCTCGGCGATAAAGATCCAAACACTGTATTCCACGTTTTACTCCATGAACTTGCGCATTCTACACTCCCTGAACTCGATCACACCCCTGCATTCTGGAAAAATATGGATGAGATAGTCACACTAGCAGTATCCCTTGGTATATATACTCGAATCACAAAGTCGGCATTCTGCGGACAAACTGTGACGGACTAGTTTACTTTTTCACCAAAAACTTCTTCAAGAAGAAGAATGCAACTGCAGCCACTAAGGCGGTAGCCAGGGTCAACACAAGACCTCCAGCAGGTACCATCTGAGTAACCTTATCCTGGACTGGCTTTGAAAATGCGAGAACAGCTGCTACACCTGCAAGAACTGCATCCATCTGCTCTGGCGTCAGACTGGATCCACTCTTTTTTTTGGGAGTCTCCTTCTTTGGTACTGCTGCAGCCATAAAGGGCTGCTGAACAATCTCCTGATCCGGCTCCTGAACAAGCTCACTGATTGGGGTTGAAAACTCAGCCATTGGTTCCTCTTGAGGTTCTTCAACATTTTCGCTGATTGAAACCATCCCATCTGCTGGATTCAACTGATATGTATCCATATATGGGATCAGCGACCATAATCTATATCAAAAATTATATGCAGATCACCCCCTGGTAAACCCTCTCCCCTGACAACATATGACCTTCTCGGATCGATTGGTGCCCACTCTGAAGTGTCCACCTGAACCTTCTTGGTCAAGTGACTTATTGTAACAACACACCCATGGATAGTCTGCTGAAATGGAATTTTGTGACGAAGTATCAGATCCTGTCCCCTTCGTTCGAATGTGGAATGGGGCTTTATACGAATCACAAATGGGCCTGACTTGTACCCTTCTCGAACCCCTGCCGGAACCTCTATAGTGTATTCCCTGCTTTGTTGTATTGTTCCAGTACGGCTGCACGAATCACATCCCGACGATGAACCACCAGACCCCGAGCACATACCACATGCCTGTGTCATTGCGAATGGACCCAACTGTATATTAAATGTACCCTGACCTCTGCACACCTGGCACGTTTTCAGGCATTTCTTGCACTTGAGTTCTTTTGTGACTTTTAGTTTCTTGGAAGATATTCCTGTATACGCCTCTTCAAGTGAAATGTTCAACTGGAATTCCTCTGTTGTTTCCAGACCCGCTAAAAGTTCCTCATACTCTTTGGTAATCTCTTTAAACTTTTCAGGGTCACCACCTTTATCAGGGTGATGTTTAAGAGCGAGTTTTCTGTAAGCTTTTTTAAGCTCTTCTGGGGTTGAACAGGTTTGCATCCTGTATATTTATTTGCTTGCTCTATTTAAATGATAGCACTTATACTCATAGGCATAGGATTGTTGGTAGGTCTATTGGTCTATTTCTTGGTCATCAAAAAAGAACCAGATGAAGATGTGACCAGACTTCCGTTTGTCTCTCAGGTTGCAGTACCGTCAGTGACACCCCCTGTGGCCCCACCTGGTCCCATTGGATTTACCACACCAGGCCCAGCTGCAATCAGAAGCCCACAACCAGCACCTTCAGGCCCCAGTCTCAGAGACAGATTAGCGGGTAAAATTTATATGACTTCTTGGGACGCAAGTGCTACGTGCGGGTTACGTACTATTACCCCTTTACCTGTTGTGACTGATAGTGTATCTTTTGTAGAGTTCAAACCAGACGGGAGTATAACCTTTACGAATATTTTTGGGTCTGGAAGTTCTGCAAGTACAACACGAACAATTGGAGATGCTTCAAACCCGCCGCCTACTTATGATTCAGCTAATAATAGAGTTGATTATAATTATAACGGAAATTCACGCACACTACAGATTTCTCCAGATCTAAACACAATTAATACTCCTCAAGGTAGTACATATACTTTGTGCCCGAACCCCTCACCTTCACCAATCACAGGATCCCAGCCAACACCTTCACCAATCACAGGATCCAAGCCAACACCTTCACCAATCACAGGATCCCAGCCAACACCTTCACCAATCACAGGATCCCAGCCAACACCTTCACCAATCACAGGATCCCAGCCAACACCTTCACCAATCACAGGATCCAAGCCAACACCTTCACCAATCACAGGATCCCAGCCAACACCTTCACCAATCACAGGATCCAAGCCAACACCTTCACCAATCACAGGATCCAAGCCAACACCTTCACCAATCATAAGTCCTGGCCCTAACCAGTTCCAGGATCCCAGCCCAACTACAATCAAAACTTTCAATACTCTACAAACAATTACGGTATCTAAGAATGTTAATGTCGAAGCCGACACCCCTGGGGACGGTAGAACGAACGCGATATCTGGAGGAGGTTTAGTAGGAACATGGGGGATAACCGCTACCAGATACACCCACGTTCGTATAGGAACAACTTCCAATATAATGAAAATTACGAATCTGGGTCCGAATATTAACGGTAATTTTAATTTATACGGATACTTTGTGGATGTGTTTGGTAATAAGCTTGATACAAGCCCCTACACAGCGCTCACAACAACCACTTCATTCACACTAGGAACTTACACAAGTATTATAGATAGTTTATTTGATAAAATTTATATTCTCAAAATGGTACCAACAGACGAACTAGGATGTTCTTTATTCTCAACAATACAGTTCACACGTGATAGCAATAAGGTGTGGTTTATATTTTTTAATAGAACCGGTAATACTATAACTTTTAAAATGTTCGGCGGTACTAGCGACGGACGATCACTTGATGTACGAATTAATAGCGTTCAATCTAACATAATCCAGTGTCATATTGGTACTACTATCACGGTTGCAGATGACCTTTCATCTCTCACCGTTTCGACAACTGATCTTGATAAGGAGTTTATTAATGGAATATTTACTTTATGTCCCCAGCCAGGCCCAACCGGTTTTACTTCTCCAGGACCTTCACCAATCAGAAGTCCACAGCCAGGCCCATCCCCAGCTTAAAGTAACCCTTATTTAAAATAGTATATGTTTTTTGTTACACTGTGTGATAAAGAAAGTAAACACAAGACCAAATTTCTTTCGGAAACGCTCAAAGGAGATCTTATTGTACTTGATACATATGATAAATCAATCGGAAACTTTTCGAAACTTTTTAAATTTGCAGATTTTTTGAGATGTGCCGAGTCCAGCGATATATCACAGGATGATATTATATGCTTCGTTGATGCATTCGATATGCTCTGTATAAAGTATGATCCTGTGAGTATAGAAGCAGCATTCAGAGACTATGGTCATGATATACTAATAGGCTCAGAGGAGAACTGTGGACCAGAGCATCCATCATTTGTAAAAGAGTTTTTTAATCCTGGACCTTATCTCAATGGAGGGTTTCAGATTGGTTATAAGAAGAGTTTTATAAAACTTCATGACTATATTCGAGAAAACTTTGAAACTCTGAAAGCCAACTTGGAGATTGACAGGACTACTGAGCAGGGTATAATATCACAGGTCTATATCAAAAATATTTTCAACATTGGTCTTGATACAGAGAGCAAACTCGTGAATAATTGGGGACCTGACCGAGCATTTAGGAATCTTGATTCATTCTTTATACATGTAGTTCGCGCAGATAGTGGAATTGAGAATTTTGATCTAAAAAGTCCTGAAGTTCAGAACCACTTTTTGAATTATGTGAGAGGACAGGTGAAGTATGACAAGTATATAGATATGTTTTTAAGGGTAGACTCATTCATTGAACAGTCGAGGAGATACAAGGAGCTTGTACAAAAATATAGTACCACATCTTCTCAAACAGATACCCATACGAATAATGTTTCCTGTTAAGTTCCAACCATTTTTGATACGTCTCCTTCGGATACTGTAATATCAGATCTCGGTGAATATAGAATATACCAGAATAAAAAAATTTTATCTTTTTTGTATCCTTGTCAAATGGAACACCAATCTCTTTCGCAAATGTACAAAAACCGTTTTCACCTGGAGGTATCGATTTGTATTGTCGGTAGCACGTATCTATGGGGTTCCACTGTATAATTGGGTGTCTTATGTACCATACTACGTCATTATACACGTCCACGTCATACATACCATCATCTCTAAAGTGATCAGGAGGTGGTTCTTGTTCACTGTATCTTGTGCTCAATGGTTGAAAGTTTCCAGATATACTGTTAATCTTCTCTATAAAATCTGGTGCATGTTGAAACGGCTCACCCTGTGTGAATATCAGGTGTTCTGGTAGATTTTCATAATTTTCGACTATGTGGTGTAGGTATGTGTCAGTTTCTCTTCCGACATTCTTTATCTTGATACCAAAGTCACCTAGACCCTTGTTATATACAACTACTTGAAACTTTGGGTCCAATTTTTCAGTCCAGCTCAAGTCTTCGTAGGATCGAGCTATTACAATCTGCCACATTTTTAGTATAATCTGTTTAAATGTTTAAATCACCCCTCGCACAATCGGTTCCAGCTTTGATACAGTTGGAACAGAAACATCAAATACTTTGCATACTTCAGCTTTGTGAACCCCTTCGAGCATTACGTATGCAACAGTGCACGCAATACATTTTGGAGTCTTTCCAATAAGATCAGGGCACTTTTCAATCGCCTTGCATGTATTTATAATCTTCATCCTCCTCTGACCGTTTAACTCCCATGCACCCAGCTTCCTCGCAAGAAGATCACTCGCAAATGTCGCAGTAACCTGAGAAGTCTGCGTAACATCCTTGAACATGTTTACAGTTCTGCTGATGTCACTCGTAGAAATATCAAACGCCTCTGCAATCTCTTGAGTCGTGCGAGATACACTGTTCATCTTGCACGCAATCAGAAGACAATTTGCTTTGATCCCAGTCCTCACTGCACCCCTCGTAAGTTTTTCAGAATTGAATTTCCTGTAGAGCATCTTTGCAGTCTTTGCCACACAGTCAGGGATACCTGCAATACTCGCTGCATTCTGAATATCTGCATACGCATGGAAAAGAGCACGATCCTTGTGATTCATGCCGCTGTGCATGTTAATCTTTGCCATGAGCTTTGATCCTCCAACAATCATTGTATTCATACCCCATTTCTCAGAGTACAAGTCAGTATCAATAGGTGCACCGATACGAGATGGGTCAGATGAACCCTCATCCCCACCACCTCCACCGGTCCATTCAGGCTCATCAGAGAGCCAACTGTCAACACACCTACCACAGTCCCTGCATACTGGCAAATCACCGTCACCAAACAGAAGAACACCTGAGCACACCCTGCACATGTACTCGTTATGTATTTCAACTTCAGGCTGCTTCGTGAGCATATCCACCTGAGCCCATACGAGTTGTTCGATGTCCGCCATTGTTGCGCCAAGGTGAACGCATCATTTTCTTCGGTGACATCAGAACATGAATTTTCCTGCGGTTGTAGATGCAAGTCGCATGCAGAGAGTGACTCCAGCTGGACCATCTGGACCTCCTCCCATGCTCGTGAATATCGGGGTTATGCTCGTAATAGCCCTGTTCGTCTTTATATTGTGGAGACGCTTCATTTCGAAGCAGAAAAAAAAAACGCTCTTAAGTAAATGAACACAGAGACTATTACTATAATCGCGGTAGTCGCATTCTGTTTGTCTGTTGTAATAGGTCTCGTTATATTCATATGGTCTCGGACTAAAGATACAGACCCTGCAAGAACCCCTGGTCCCAGCGGTCCCAGTGGTCCCAGTGGTCCCAGTGGTCCCAATGGTCCCAGTGAAACGCCGACAAGTCCCAGTGGCTTCACCGCTCCAGGACCTGCACTGGTTGCAATAACGTTCAACTCTCTACAAACAATCAGACGACAAAATTTACATGTTAATGTCGCAGCCGATGATGGGACCGGTAGAACGAACTCCATATCTGATGGTAGTTTTATAAGCACGTGGGGGATAACAGCTACCGGATACACCCACATTCGCATAGGAACAAGCAACAACATAATGCAAATCACAAGCCTACCGGACTCACCATTCAATTTCTACGGATACTTTGTGGATACGTTTGGGAATAAGCTTGCTACAAGCCCTTTCTCAACGGTAACTAATCTGACAGATATTACGCTTCTTTCTGTAAATACAGGTCCCATTGCTCCAGGACCTGCAAGAACCCCTGGTCCCAGTGGTCCCAGTGGTCCCAATGGTCCCAGTGAAACGCCGACAAGTCCCAGTGGCTTCACCGCTCCAGGACCTGCACTGGTTGCAATAACGTTCAACTCTCTACAAACAATCAGACGACAAAATTTACATGTTAATGTCGCAGCCGATGATGGGACCGGTAGAACGAACTCCATATCTGATGGTAGTTTTATAAGCACGTGGGGGATAACAGCTACCGGATATACACATATTCGCATAGGAACAGGCGATAGAATACTGAGAATAACGAGCCTACCGGACTCACCATTCAATTTCTACGGATACTTTGTGGATACGTTTGGGAATAAGCTTGCTACAAGCCCTTTCGCAACGGTAACTAATCTGACAGATATTACGCTTCTTTCTGTAAATACAGGTCCCATTGCTCCATGACCTGCAAGAACCCCTGGTCCATCAGTTATATCAGCTATACTTGCAATAAGTTCTTCAAATTCACACGTAGGGTTTACTTTTAATAGTTCTCAAAATTTAAATAATGTTAGAGCCAACCTTATTGCTACAGGAAGTGTTTCTGGCGGTACAAATATAAATCAATCAACTAATATACCAAATGTAACATCTGGTCCTAATCAAGTAAGTATTCCTGTGTCTTTAACGTCTATTTCGATAGGAGACTATCGTAATAAAAGTATTCAGTTTTATGATAGTTTGGGTAATTCAATAGGTAGTGCAACTTTCTAAATAGTCCCCTCAACAATATTGTACCTTATGCACTCGTCACCATCAAGATAGACATCCCTCTTCATAAGCCTCTTCAATTTCGTCTCTGACAGTGTTGTGTTCTTTCGGTAAAGGTTCTTGATGTGCTCCATGAGCTTTGTCACAGTCTCCATCTCATCCTTGAGCTCCTCAAACTTTCCCCAAAATGTATTCGACAACTGATGAATTAGAACGAACGAGTTTTCTTTCATGAGTCGTTTTTTTCCACCGAGGAGTATGAATGTTGCTGCACTACAGCACACCCCGTCAACAATTGTAGTGACTGGAATTTTCATCGTACGAATATGATCCATTGCAGACAGACCTGCAAATACACACCCTCCCTCACTGTGTATGTATAGTTTGATTGTTGGAGATTCCTCAAGTCCAATCTCTGCATATTTAATGAGAAGGTCCCTCTGCAGAGTTTTTAGAGTAATGTTCAGCTCTAGTACAGATTCTTGCGAAACCTCTCCATAAAAGTAAACCTCATTTCCAATCACCCTTGTGTATACACCTGGAGTCTCATCTTCCGCTTCGCTCTCTGATTTGTTTCTTAAGTGACTGTGCCCGTTTAATCTTGCAAACATGGTTTAATATATCAATGTCTTGAACCTCAAGGCTTGGATGAATAACCCCCTCATTCAAATGATCCCTGATCAATGGAAGATGATCCATTGTGAATCCTTTTTGGTAAAGAGCTTTTAGTCGTTTTCTCCGCATGCACATGTTTTGGTGCTTTGTCCATAGTGACCCTGGAACAAGGTCAGTGGCATTCACCGGATCTATGATATATGATGGTTTCAATAGACCCTCTGATACAAAATAGTTTGTGTATGCCCAGTCGCTGTTCTTGTAGATGTATGTGTCGAATATGTCTGCATTTGAAAGTGCCTCCAGAACTCTAACGTCACACGTCTTGTGATTCTCATGTATCAGAGCATACATATACCCTCTTTCAGCAATGTCTGGTATTTCAAATCTTTCACCGCGTAATAGACGTCTCACGATATCTGATGGTTCTTCATATGTATCGAGGGTTCCAAACATACCGGCAGAACCCCTGAGAGTTTCAGAAGATGTCCATGGCACGTACTCGAATGAAGGTATACCTTCTGGGCACTGTGAGGAGTTGTTACCGATATACAATGCGTATTTGGTTGAAACTTCTACAGAAAAATCATCGTCGTCGTCGAATATGGTCAGGGATCCGTCGAGAGTCAGACTCTTTGCGGTCCAAGTCTTTCCAATACCAGACTTTCCCCATATGAAAACCTTTCCATGAGTCTTTACCAAGTCTTCGAGCCATTCAGTGCGGGGGCCTCTCTTGGTTTTTTGCTTGTCGAGTTTCAAGAATCTATCCATGGATTCGGATTCAGAAACGGATGATGGTCCTATCAGTAAGCAGGTGTTTTCTTTGGTTCTCAAAGAGTTCACCCCTTATCTTATTGGTATACTTGTCATTAACCTCTTGACTATATTCCTGGTTGTCCAGATTTCAAAACGTATACCATTCTAAGAGATGGTGAAGGTCGCCTTAAAGAAACTTTCGACTGGTCCTAAAAAGTATCAGGTGGAATTTCCTGATGGAAAGACTGTCAAGTTTGGTGCCAAGGGATACTCTGACTACACTGTTCATAAGGACCCTGCGCGTATGCAGCGTTATCTCACGAGGCACAGATCACGTGAAAATTGGAACGACCCAAAGACACCAGGGTTCTGGTCTCGTTGGCTCTTGTGGTCTTCTCCGACACTTACTGGTGCGAAATCTATCATCAAAAAGAAATTCGGGCTCACTGTAAGATGACTGACGTCATTGATGCATATACGTACGAGTTGACTGTGACCCCTCAGTTTGCTAGGATAATTGATGGTACTGGGAATGATATTGGATTCTCTGTAACAACTGACTCATCTGACAATATATATCTTGCTGGACAGTATTCTGGAACGCCATCCATAAGTGATCAATTCGGAGGTTTCGTAGGCAATCTTCCTGTGAGTTCGGGAACGGCAGCCTTCTGTTCAAAGTTCAATTCTGAAGGGATCTATCAATACTCTTTCGTTGTAGATTCTGCAGGAAATGATATAGGATACTCTGTAACAACAGATTTGTCTGATAATCTATATATATCTGGACAGTACGATGGAACCCCAACAGTACAATTTGTAAACAGCTCGAATTTTTCCACAAGTGTAGCTACTCTACCCGTGAGTTCAGGAGTTGCAGCATTCTGTTCAAAGTTCAATTCTACTGGAACTTACCAATATTCTTTCGTTGTAGATTCTGCTGGATTTGATATTGGAAACTCTGTAACAGCTGATTCTTCTGGGAACGTATACATTGGTGGTGAATATGCTGGAACCCCAACAATAAAGTTTGTGAATAGCTCGAATGTAGCCACAAGTGTAGCTACTCTACCTGCGAGTACGGCATTGGCAGCCTTCTGTTCAAAGTTTAATTCTGCTGGAACCTACCAATATTCCTTCGTTGTTGATTCTGCTGGAAATGATACCGGAAACTCTGTAACAACCGATTCGTCTGATAATGTATATCTTGCTGGAGAATACAATGGAACCCCAACAATAAAGTTTGTAAACAGTTCTAATGTTTCGACAAGTGTAGCGACTCTACCTGTAAGCTCAGGTATTGCAGCCTTCTGTTCAAAGTTTAATTCTTCTGGAACCTACCAATACTCTTTCGTTGTAGATTCTTCAGGAACTGATATAGGAAACTCTGTAACAACTGATTCATCTGGTAATCTGTACCTTAATGCATATTACAATGGAACCCCAACGATAAAGTTTGTGAATAGCTCGAATGTTTCCACAAGTGTAGCTACTCTACCTGCGAGTTCAGGAACAGCAGCCTTCTGTTCAAAGTTTAATTCTTCTGGAACCTACCAATACTCTTTTGTAGTAGATGCTTCTGGAAATGATATAGGATACGCTGTAACAACAGATTCATCTGATAATGTATATGTTGCTGGTTCGTACAATGGAACTCCAACTGTACAATTTGTAAACAGCTCGAATGTTTCAACAAATGTGGCGACTCTACCTGCGAGTTCAGGAACAGCAGCCGTCTGTTCAAAGTTTAATTCTGCTGGAACCTACCAATACTCTATCGTTATTGATTCTACTGGAACAGATATATCACGGGGATTAACAGCTGATTCTTTTGATAACTTATATATTTCTGGTGAATACATCGGTACACCAACAATAAAGTTTGTGAACAGTTCTAATGTTTCAACCAATGTGTCAACTCTGCCTGGCAGTTCTTTAAATTGTGCATTTTTATTGAAATTCGATATAGATGGATCGTATACTCCTAATTTAGACGTGTCTTCTTATTCGATAGTAGTAGATTCTACAGGAAATGATATAACGTGGGGAGTAACAAACGATCCTTCTGATAATATATATATTGTCGGTGAATACGATGGAACCCCAACAATAAAGTTTGTAAACAGCTCGAATGTAGCCACAAATATAGCGACTTTACCGGCAGACGATGGATCAACAGCAGCCTTCTGTTCAAAGTTTAATTCTTCTGGAACATATCAATACTCTTTCGTTGTAGATTCTACTGGTGCTGAAATCGGATACTCTGTAACAACCGATTCGTCTGGTAATACATATCTTTCTGGTGGATACAGTGGAACCCCAACGATAAAGTTTGTGAACAGTTCTAATGTTTCAACAAGTGTAGCGACTCTACCTGCGAGTTCAGGAGGAACAGGAGTCTTCTGTTCAAAGTTCAATTCTGCTGGAACCTACCAATACTCTTTTGTTGTAGATTCGGCAGGAACTGACAGAGGAAATTCTGTAACAACTGATTCTTCTGGGAACGTATACATTGGTGGACAATATGCTGGAACCCCGACGATAAAGTTTGTAAACAGTTCTAATGTTTCAACAAGCGTAGCGACTCTACCTGCGAGTTCAGATGCGGCAGCCTTCTGTTCAAAGTTCAATTCTACTGGGACTTACCAACACTCTTTCGTTGTAGATTCTGCTGGAGCTGAAATCGGGCGCGGATTAACAACTGATTCTTCTGGGAACGTATATCTTGCTGGAGAATACAATGGAACCCCAACAATAAAGTTTGTGAATAGTTCGAACGTTTCAACAAGTGTAGCTACTATACCTGCTGACTCTGGAGGAACAGCAGTCTTCTGTTCAAAGTTCAATTCTGCTGGAACCTACCAATATTCCTTCGTTGTAGATTCAGTTGGTAATGACGGTGGATACTCTGTAACAGTCGATTCGTCTGATAATGTATATCTTGCTGGAGACTATGATGGAACCCCAACAATAAAGTTTGTAAACAGTTCTAATGTTTCAACAAGTGTAGCTACTCTACCTGTGAGCTCAGGTACCTTAAACACCGCCTTCAGTTCAAAGTTCAATTCTGCTGGGACTTACCAATTTTCCTTCGTTGTAGATTCTTCGTCTGCGAGTGACGTCGGGTTCTCTGTAACAACTGATTCTTCTGGGAACGTATATCTTGCTGGATATTACAATGGAACCCCAACAATAAAGTTTGTGAATAGCTCGAATGTTTCAACAAGTGTAGCTACTCTACCTGCGAGCTCGGGAGGAACAGGTTTTTGTTCAAAGTTTAATTCTGCTGGAACATACCAATACTCTAGGATAATTGATGATACTTTATCTGTCATCGGGTACTCTGTAACAGCTGATTCTTCTGGGAACGTATATATTGGTGGTGACAACAATGGAACCCCAACAATAAAAACAGAAACTGGATTGATTCTTGGAGCGTTACCTACAGGGACTTCAGCATTTGTAACTAAATTTGGACCGACTGGTTCTTATTATACCTAAGGTATCTGTTTGTAATAGAGTATAACTTTGAGACCTTTCGGCGCGGTTCCACTTCCTGTTGAAGTGATCCTAATATAATGACCTTGAGACACGGAAACACCTGACAGAGTTGAAAGTGTACCACCTGACGATCCTGTTCCTGTCCACGAGACTGGTTGATTCGCACCAACAGTCATGTAGGAAACCCCTGAATAAATGGAAGTCAATGAAGCGAGTGAAGATCCGTGTAAAACATTTATAGTCAGTGTAGCAGTTGGATTTGTATTCACCAGATATGCTCTTGTACCTGTTATGAGCATGTTTACAGGGGCTGTTATAGTTGAAACGGCAGATCCATCAATCTTTACAGATCCATTTTCTGCAGAGCACGCTATGGTTGTGTGAAGGGGTATACCATATACATCAGACCCAAAAGTGGTTGTACCAGGTACGACAAGGGTACTCAGGTTACTTGTTCCAGACGCATTAATCGTAATCAGACTGGTTGCACCATTCACACCAAGTTGTGTAGTTGTGAGACTGAAAAGATTAGATGCCCCAGAAACATTCAGTGCCGATCCAGTGAGTGCAGTGGATCTGACTATGGTACCAAATATATTTGAACTGACAATGTTTGAGAGGTTTGAAGTGCCTGTTATATTCAGCGAGGTTCCATTAATGTCTGTTGCCCCTATGATCCCACCAAATATATTGGAACTCACCAGGTTTGCCAGGTTCGATGTCCCTGTTATATTCAGAGACCCTCCTGTGTAGCTCGGTGCTGCAAGACCACCAGAAAACCCAAGGTTGGATGTTACAAGATTTGCAATGTTTGCAGTCCCTGTAAGGTTCATTGAAGATCCAGAAAGAATACCTGATAGATTAGATGTTCCTGAAACATTCAGTGTTGATATACTCAATGGTCCCGCGTAATTCAATGTCCCAACTGCAATTGTAGATAGGTTGCTTGTTCCAGACACATTCAGGGACCCACTAGTGACTGTTACCAGATTACTAGTTCCAGACACATTCAGGGACCCACCAGTGACAGTGACCAAGTTACTGGTTCCTGATACATTCAGTGAGGTTCCAGTGACTGTTGTACCTGCAAGTACCGATCCAAATATATTGGAACTCACCAGGTTTGCAAGGTTACTCGTACCCGTCACATTCAGTGAAGACCCTGTGATCACTGTACCTGTAACTATCGATCCAAATATATTGGAACTCACCAGGTTTGCAAGGTTACTGGTCCCAGCCACATTTAGTGAAGACCCTGTTATGCTGGTTGCAGTTATAGGTCCTGTATATGTCAGAGTACCAACTGCAAGTGTCGTCAGGTTGGATGTACCAGCTACATTCAGTGAGGTTGGTGAAATACTCGAGAGTGATATATTCGTCAGGTTTGCAGTTCCGGATACATTAAGAGACGCAGTTGAAATGGCACTCGAAGAGACATTTGTGACTGTGACTGAATTAGAAACAAACAAATTTACTATAGACGCTGTGTTGTTTACAGTCAGAACATTCTGAAATGTCTGCCCCTGTGTGAATACGAGAGTACCTATAACAGCACTTCCAGCCACAATATTTGAACTGACCAAGTTGGCCAGATTCGAAGTCCCAGCTATATTCAGTGAAGTCCCAGTTACGGTCACCAGATTACTAGTCCCAGAAACATTCAGTGACCCACCAGTGACTGTCACAAAGTTACTGGTCCCTGCTACATTCAGTGAGGTACCTGCAAGTGCCAACCCAAATATGTTTGAGCTCACCAGATTTGCAAGGTTACTCGTCCCAGACACATTCAGTGATGTTCCTGTGAGGACTGTACCTGCAAGTGAAGATCCAAATATGTTGGAGCTGACTAGATTTGCAAGGTTACTGGTCCCAGACACATTCAAAGAAGCCCCATTTACTGTTGTACCTGCAAGTGACCCTCCAAATATATTTGATCCTACAATATTTGCAAGGTTACTGGTACCCGTCACATTCAACGAAGACCCTGTGATCACTGTACCTCTGATTACATCTCCAAATATGTTGGAGCTGACAATGTTTGCAAGATTTGAAGTCCCAGATACGTTCAGTGAAGATCCTGTTACGGTCACAAGGTTAGATGTACCAGACACATTCAGAGATGTTCCAGTGAACCCAGATGCTCTGACGATCGAACCAAAAATATTGGAACTCACCAGGTTTGCAAGGTTACTGGCCCCGGACACATTCAGTGTAGACCCTGTTACAGTTACCAGATTAGAAGTTCCAGAGACATTCATGGAAGATCCTGTTACGGTCACAAGATTACTTGTTCCAGACACATTCAGAGAGGAACCAGTGACTGTTGTACCTGTGAGTACCGACCCAAATATATTGGAACTCACCAGGTTTGCAAGGTTACTCGTACCAGATACGTTCAATGAAGACCCAGATACGGTCACCAGATTACTTGTCCCAGACACATTCAGAGAGGTTCCTGTGACTGTTACCAGATTAGATGTGCCAGACACATTCAGTGAGGATCCAATGAGACCAGTACCTCTGACTACATCTCCAAATATGTTGGAGCTGACAAGATTTGCAAGGTTTGAAGTACCTGTCACGTTTAGTGAAGACCCTGTGATCACTGTACCTGTGAGTGCACTTCCGAGTATATTGGAGCTGACAATATTTGCAAGGTTTGATGTTCCAGATACATTTGCGGAGGCTATTGTGGCCCTGTTGAGTACTGTAAGGTTTGTGATTGTACCTTGAGCAAGTGTTGCTGTGCCACCTGCTATGGTTGCAGATGATGTTGTGATTGATGGTGATGACAGTATGGTTACATTTGAGGCTACCAGATTTGAAAAAACGGCTGCGCCTGCGGCAATGTTAGCGTCCGCAATGTTTGCAGTTGTCATGACTGATACAGGTGGGAAGGTGAATGCACCGGATACTGCAAAGTTTTGTGCAGAAAAATTTATTACGTTTGCGAAAGAAAGGTTAGCTGCACCTCCTGCTATGTTTGCGTCCGATACATTGATGACATTGAATACCGTCTTGTTAATGTCAATACCACCAGTGATGTTGATGCTTGTGCAGTTTACAGATTGGAATTTTGTGGTACCAGATACTGATAGTGTACCTGTTACGTTCGCACTGAGTACGTTTATAGTCTGAATGTCAATGTCTGAAATATTTGCAGTCCCTGATACGTTTAGACTTGCTATGTTTGCTAGGGTAATGTTTGCGGTTGGGGCTATTATCATGGATGTGAATTCTCCGATGGATGCAGTTTGTGCGACGAGATCGTCTGTTATCATGTTTGTTGTCGTGACGTCAGTGGTTGTTATGGCGCTTGCTCCAGTTGCAGTAAAGTTTGTCGTCCTGAGTTCTATGCATTCGATAGTCTGGCCAGTGACTAGACCTGTGAATGTAGTGAGACCAGCAACCTGGAGCTGATTGTTTACGATGGTTGGTCCTTGAATGTCGACTGGACCGGTTACTTCGAGTGAACTGAGACCTGAGATGGATCCTGAGGTGCTCTGAATGTTGCTCGCCACAATCGTTTCTGCTGAGAGGTTTGCAGTGTTTGTTGTGGCAAAAACATTCAGTGTGCTTGCATAGATGATTGGCGATGTGGCAGACGCCATCTATTGTCATCTACGAGTATTTTCGGAGAGCTTGGTCGTAGCTAAATATGGGTTTTCCGAGTCTTATGTTGATCCAGTTATGACAATCGACTGACCACTTGAATAGATTACCAGAAGGAGGAACGGATGCTAGATACATTCGATAGTGTGTTTGGCACTGATCACACGGTAGAACACTGACTATACCGTAAAGTACTTTCCGAGCTGTTGAAGGTTTACATGTAAGGCAGGTCACATGAATAAATGACCATAGGTCTGGTCCCCAATGCTTCATCTCACCTATATATATCGGTGGAAAAAAGACACGATTAAATACCAGATAATTTCCATTCTGCAATGGCTGGAAATGGGTCTAGTGATGCTCGTATGATAATCCGATATCTTGCATAATCAGGTAATACGGTTGAAACTGTAAAAAACTGCGTCTGCCCCTGTGTCCAAACAATAGTTGATCTTTCGTCAAGAGAAGCCCAAGTAGTACCGTCGTTTGATCCTGCAATCATCCAAGATCTTGGAGTCTGGCCAAAACTTGCATCGTTTCTGGGTGTTATTCTATATGAAGTTAGACGTATTGCGTTTGGAAGTATTATACTCACCCAATCTCCGAATATTGTGTTACCAGATACGGTTGTAGATATTGTGCCTGTATAAGCATAGGGTGATGTGGTGCTATAATTGGAAGAATTGAGATTTAAGAATGTAGAAGTATTGTTATCGAATGCATTGAAAAGTAATGGGTTGCTTATAACGCTAGACGCTAGAGTTGTATCATTTGTGAGTGAAGACAATGGGTAATCTATCGGTGCATTCGCCTGGTACATTCTCCAATTTCGTAAATAAAAGTTTCCAGATGCTGGCGCTGTAAAATTTATACGATAATAACTAAACGCGGTTACATTATTCACATATGACCACCATCCTCCACCTTTGCTTGCGTAATCCTGTGAGCTCTTCGTGTCGAGAGTTGTCCAGGACGATCCATTATCTGAGCCATCAAACGTCCATGCAGTGAATCCAGCATAACCCAACGCTGGATAAATACCGTATATTCGTATAACTACTGCGGAAGGAAATTGGATTTGTATGAATGCTGGCGTGGTTGATCGTACGTATCCAATTGAATTATCCCATACAACTGAGTTATCGAATAAGGTTCTCGTATCATATCCGGTAGTACCTGGTGCAGTTGAGGTTATATTATATACACCATTTCCATACAACTGACCTGACATTGTATATGAAAATGAAGGCGAAGATCCTGCCCAACTCGCGTATGGTATATCCACTGGTGGCCATCTTTTAAACGAAGATTGATCATCTATTTCACCAGCCGAATTATACTTTACAATGAATGATGAACTTGTAGGCAGGTACAAAGGGCTAATAATATCACTTGAATTATAAATATTTGCTGCAACTGGATTGGTTCCTACAATATATACGTTATTTAGTGGATCTGTTGTTATTCCGTAGCCAATATCTGCACTCGTGCTACTATTACAGTCGACTTGTGAATTCCATACATATTTACCAGTTGAATCATATTTCACTATGAATGCAGTCTGTACTGACAATGTCACATTCGACCATGTTGTACCGTATACATTTGAATTGAAAATCTTCGTAGATGTCCCATTAGATGCATTCGTACCCGTTATATAAACATTATCGAGCGAATCAACTGCAACTCCGAATGCAGAGTCTGTTGTACCCGCGTGGTCTACATATGCTCTCCACAAGACACCCCCAGTCGAGCTGTATTTGACTAGAAATGCTGAAGCAACTGGAACTGTGAGTCCAGAAGATACACCAGCTGAATCGAATACGGTTGCCACAGCTGCTCCGTTCACGCCTGCTAGATATACATTGTTTTGGCTGTCGACGGCAACAGCATATCCTATATCCGTGCTGGAGGCTGCATCAACATATGCTCTCCAGTTGACTGCACCAGAAGGAGAGTACTGAACTAGAAAAGCTGAAGCAATTGGAACAGTGAGTCCAGAAGATACGCCAGCTGAATCGAATACGGTTGCCACAGCTGCTCCGTTCAAACCTGCTAGATATACATTACCTGACGAATCTGTATCAACTGCTCTGCCTACATCTGTACCTGTACCATTTACATATGCCCTCCAGTTGACTGCCCCCGAAGAAGAGTACTGAACTATAAACGCCGAACTTGTTGGGACTGTGAGTCCAGAAGATACACCAGCTGAATTGAATACGGTTGCAGATACAGTGCCATTACCACCAACAAGGTATACATTACTTGAAGAATCTGTAGCAACAGCATATCCTATATCCGTGCTGGAGGCTGCATCAACATATGCTCTCCAGTTGACTGCTCCAGAAGAAGAGTACTGAACTAGAAAAGCTGAAGCAATTGGAACAGTGAGTCCAGAAGATACACCACCTGAATCGAATACGGTTGCCACAGCTGCTCCGTTCAAACCTGCTAGATATACATTACCTGATGAATCTGTATCAACTGATCTGCCTACATCTGTACCTGTGCCATTCACGTATGCCCTCCAGTTGACTGCACCGGACTGTGAGTACTGAACTATAAACGCCGAACTTGTTGGCACAGTGAGTCCAGAAGATGCACCAGCTGAATTGTATACGGTTGCGGATACAGCGCCATTACCACCAACGAGGTATACATTGTTTTGGCTGTCGACGGCAACAGAGTAACCTATATCCGTGCTGGAGGCTGCATCAACATATGCTCTCCAACCGTACGTGGATGTCGGTACCGGTAAGCTTGCAAATATATATGGGTTAAAGAACAGTCTCGATCCCATCTGATATACTTAATCACAATAAATTGTACATTTAGCACCGTTGGGCGTACCAGATCCTATACTTACTATAGTTATATCAATCTTGTCAAGGTATGCAATTGCATTTGAACCTCCTATAAGAGTTCCTGGCGTAACATTTGAAGAAAGGAATGTTGAAACAGAAGAAACATTGGGATTTACGGAATATACAGTCGAACCGTTTTTAAGAATGCTAAATGTCACATTTGATGAAGCTGAATTGGCATTCAATGTAAATAGAGGCGGTATGGTTCCTGATATAGTAAATGGGAAAGGTGCTCTGAATGTAAGTTTGGTTCCAGTAGTGAGTGTAGTAGTCTCATCTGAGAGTGCACCACCGAGTGTAACTGGAAAATGAACTGGATACGTAACTGGTGTATTCAGTTGGATAGAAGTTGTAGCTTGAAGGTTATTTGTGAATATATTCGCGAGATTGGATGTCCCTGACACATTCAGTGAGGTTCCTGAAAGTGCCACTCCAAATATATTGGAACTGACAAGATTCGCCAAATTCGAAGTTCCAGACACGTTCAGAGAAGCCCCAACGAGTGTCACCAGATTAGAAG